TTAATTCTTGCCCTTGACAATGCCGCAGTAATAAGCCGCCATCTTGGGCTTCGGGCCGGGGCCGTCCTCGTCGAGGAGGAAGGCGCGGGCGAGCTCCGCGAAGAACTCCGGCGTGGCGACGCCGAAGTGAGAGGCGACGCCGTAGTAGTCGGAGTACATCATATTCACGGCGATCCACCAGCACCAGGGCGAGACCTCGTCGCGGCTCACGCCGAGGCTCTCGGCGAGCGAGGTGGTCTGCTCCATGCTCCAGTGCGCGCCGGTGCTGCCGTCCGTGTTGCGCATGTGCTGCGCCCACTGCTCGGCGTCTGCCTTGGTGAACTCGCCGCAGGTGCCCGCCTCCGCCGCCTTGAGCATGGTCAAACACTCCCACATCGCCATGATGCCCTGCGCAGAATTGGGCGAGGGCGGCGTCTGCGTCATGTAGGACTGGATGCTGCGTTCGAGCTTGGGGATATACGCCTTGAGCTGCTCATGCAGATTTTCCATCGTCAGCCTCCTCTCCGGCCGCGGGCGCCTGCACGGCGTCCTTGACCTTTTTAAGCGCCGCGTCGCCGATCTGGTTGCCGATGCTGCGGCCCGTGGGTGTCGAGACCATCGCGCCGAGCAGCATACCGATCAAGAGCTGCATCATAGCGCACCTCTCAGATCCGCTGGACGCGCAGCGCCACATTTTCGACCGACGCGGCGGCGCCGGTGAGCACCAGCGTCAGAGCGGAGCCCGCCGCGCAGCAGACCTGCCGCACGAGAGCCGTGATGTTGAGGTCAAGCGCATCGTTTGCAGCGGCGGCGGTCGCTGAGGCGGTCGCGCCGGGGACAGCCACGCCGTCCTTAAAGAGCGTGACGGTGACGGTGCCGACCGCGGCGGGCGCAACGGTGAGCGAGGCGTCGACGTCGTAGTAGCCCGCGCCGGTGATGTTGACGGCATTGCCGTTAAGGCTGACATCGCAGCCGTAGCGGCGGATGAGGCTGCCGAGCGGGATGACGCCGCCGACCGCGACTGCGGAGGGCGTCTGCATGGCAGCATAGAGAGCGGATTTACAAGACATTTCGGAGTCTCCTTTCAAAATAAAATAGGCGGGGCATTTGCCCCGCCTGCTTCCCGGCCTGCAGGGCCTACCATATTCCCCGTGCGGGGCGGATGGTTTTAGAGATTGGTGCTGCCGTTGCAGCCGCAGGACGCGGGGATGATCTGCCCCGCGCCGGTGGCGGCCACGCCGTAGAGGTTCGGCTTGGTCAGCATACGGCACTCGATCGAATCGAGGCGGCGGTTAAAGCCGCAGCAGCAATCGGAGATCTTAGCCGCCAGAGCGTCGGTCTGCGCCTTGGTAAAGATGCTGTTCTTGAGGCTCTGGTTCTCCGTCTTGAGATCATAGATGGTCTCCTGCAGGCGCTGCTCGTAGATGCGGCTCGCCTGCGAGGTGATAGCCTCCGTGCTTGCGTTGATGGCCGCGCGGGTGCTGTTGCTCTGCTGCTCAATGAGATACTGCGTGCGCGCCGCGTCGACGATCTCCTGCTTCTCGACCTGGCAGTTGCTCACGCGGTTGCAGCCGCCCTCCGGCGCGGGATAGGGGTTTCCGCTGCGATTCCAGCCCCAGCCGCCGCCGAGGTTGCCGCCGAAGATGGCGACGACCACGATGATGACAAACAGGACTGCGATCCAGCTCATACCAGTGCTGCGCTCTTCCATGTATTCGTGCTCCTTTCACAAAATATTTATTCCTACGGCTGCTTGAGCCGGGGGAATTTTGTGGACTGCCCCGCTTTGCCCTTTTGCGGGGCCTGTGAGGCGTTCTGCGCGCCGCCGAGTATTTTATTGGCGTCGGAGCGCAAAGCCTCCGGTGTCGTGCCGAGGAGGCCGCACAGGGCCTTTGCCTGCATTGTGCGCCCGTAGCGCGCATAAAGGCTGTTGGCGATGTTGGGGTCGATGCCGAGCCGGCGCGCCGTGCTCTGCACGCCCTCGAGCGTGTCAGCCGTCCCGCTGATCGCCTGCTCCGCTCTCGCCGCCGCGCCTTGCAGGTCTGCGCTGGGGAACATTCTCGCCGCTGCCGCTAAGAGTTGCTTGAGGTCCATTTTCCTTCAGCTCCTTTACTTGATCGGTCAGATTTTTGATGACCGCCGCCATGTCGCTCATGGCCGACTGCATCTCGCCCATCAGCTCCTCCTGTGTCTTGGGCGGAGTGATGACGCCCAGCTCGACGAGCTTGTCGTAATACTCCTGCGTGGTGGACTCCAGCTCGGCATAAGCCGAGGCGGTCCTGCCGATGAGCTGCTGGCGGTTGCCCCAGTAGTCCACCTGATAGATCTCGCTGCCGTCGATGGCGACCATCACGCAGCCGCTGCCGGAATAGCCGGCGATCGCAAATTGCTCCATGCACCGCACCTCCTTTTTTTCTGCCCCTATCGTACCGCGGTTTTCGCCTTGCAAACTGCCCGCAAACTGCCCGCGTTTTGCCCTCAAAAATTTCTTCAAAACTCTGTGATTTTTTCTTGACAATACGCTAATATTAGCGTATAATAAGCATGTAAACAAGAGAGGGGAACACCCCGGGAGGATACAAAAATGATGATGAACGCCGAAATGATCAATACTATCAAGAAGATTGCCGAAGAGATGGACCTTAGCTGGGACTACGAATTCGTTGGCGTGCGCGTGCAGGAGCAGGAGTTTGAGATTGGCACGATCGAGCACCTCTCCCACGTCTGGGATAACGGCGACGATACTGGCGTTGAGCTGGACGGCATCTGCGCCTGCAAGCTGGATCGCCTTGGCGTTAATCAGTACTACGGCAACCATGTCGCTATCATTTGCGGCAACGAGGCCGAGTACGGCGAGGACGACGGCGAGCTCATCATCCGTGACGCAGAGGTCGTTAAGGTTATCTGCTAAGAGGAGGAGATAAGATGCGAAGGAAGTACAACGACTGCCAGCGCGAGGACGGGGACTGCACCGCCTGTTCTCTGGTCAACTACGGGCGGGACTGCCACAACCGCCCCATCACTAAGCTTGAGTGGTCCCGCCGCATGGCAGACATGACTCAGTCCGAGCTTGCCAAGAAGTCCGGCGTCAATATCCGCCAGATCCAGCGCGTGGAGCTGGGGGAGGCGGAGGCGGGCAACCTGACCGCCAAAAACCTGCTTGCCATCGCCGACGCGCTGGGCGTAGATGCAAAATTTTTGTTATAACGCGGCAAAGGAGACTGTGTATGCGGACTAAAAAATGTATCACCTGCGGCAAGATTTTTTCCACCGATCGCACAGAGCAGGCGAAGTGCGAGGACTGCCTTGCCGCATCCCGGTCGACCACCCTGCGCACGCGAACCTGCCACACCTGCGGGGCCAACTTCATCGGAGGGCCCCGAGCCAGCTACTGCCCAACCTGCCGGGCAGAGCGGGAGAAGATCAGGAAACAAAAGTACCGGGCCACCGGTTTTTCCCGGCATCTGGGAGATATTGATAACTGCGTGATCTGCGGTGGAGAGTATGTCGTCCAATCTGGATTGCAAAAGTATTGTCCAAAATGCGCCCCGGATGCCGTCCGTGAAATCGACCGCGCGCAGTCAAAAAGCTGGAACGCCGAACACGATTACTACATAAAACGCCGCGAAAAATCCCGCAGCGGCGTTAAGGTCTGTGTCGTCTGTGGCCGGGAGATAGTCCCCGGCACCCCCACCGTTACCTGCTCCCCTGAGTGCGCCGCAGCCCACCGAAAAGAGGTCCAGCATCGCGCGGACGCCAAGCGCCGGAGCGGGACGAAATCAAAGCAAAGCGAAGTCAAAAAAGAGAGCACCGACTGATTAGTCGGTGCTCTCTTTCTGCCCGTCGGCAAGCTTGCGGTAAGCCCGGCGGCGCAGCTTGGCGAGGCCGTCCACGCTCATGTGGAGCTGAGCGGCGACCTGCACGAGGGAATGCCCTCGCACGTCACACTCGATGAGGCATGCCATCTCATCGGGCGGCAGGTCATAGGCTTGGATGTATGCTATAGCCCTGCGCGGGGCCATAGAGGATAGTTGCGCGCGGATCGCTCGGTGCTGCTTGTCCATGCTGTGAGCCGGGGCTTGCAGAGCGCTCACGCGAGGGGAGACGTTGCAGGTCTCCCGCCCGTTTCCCTTTCCGTGCCCGATTCGGGCACAATTATTTCATCATTGCCAGCTTGCGGATCAGGTCGCTGCCATACTTGTACGCCGCAAGGTAATCCATCGTCTTGTCTTCCAGCCCCGCGCGCTTTTTGAGCACCTCGCGGTAACTCACCTCATACTTCGGACGGTATGCGCCTACCACGAGCGACTTGGCCCGCTTCTTGCGGTATACGCCGTCGCCGTTGGACTGACTGCCCGCTGTTCCGCTCGACGTGTTTCCCTCAATGGCAGTCACATATTGTGCGCTCACGCTCTCGCAGATGCCCGTATGGTCGGTCTTGACCTTCGTGTTGGGGAAGTCATAGATGAGCACGTCGCCGGGCCGGTAGCCCGTGGTGACCCATTGCCCGTGGGTTTTGGCGTAGTTCATCAGCTCGCCGCAGCTCGCGGTCTTCCCACCGCCGTAAAAGAGCTGCTTGTCCGCCTGCTGGAAACACCACCACACGAACTGCATACACCAGTACACGCCGTCCATGCCATAGGCTTTGCCGTACTTCTGCCGGTTGCCCGGCTGCTCCACCGTGCCGATCTCCTTGCGCGCGATGGCAAGGATGTCTTCTGCTCTCGCCATGTCTTACGCCCCCTTGTCAATGGCGTCCTGATTCTTCTGCGACTGCGTGCCAAAGTAGAATGCGATGATCGAGCTGTAGATCAGCATGAGCTGCTCGCCCGTGATCTTGCCAACGACAAAGCCGTAGATCACCGCGCCGGTTGCGGCGATCGTCACAATGCTCTTCACGCTGCACAGGTTCGCAAATCTCTTTTTCAGCAAATCGTTATTCATAGCGTTGTTTCGTCCTTTCTTAAAATCTTAATGCCTGCCACAACGACAAGCTCCGTCGTCCATGCCTTGAACCAGCGTTCCGTCAGTACGTCCGGCGGCGGCACGCCGAGCGCCGTCATGGTGAGCGAGGCGACGGTGTACCACGTCAAGCTAAAAATAGCGATGGATATGTACTTGTCCCGCTTCTTCATCCTGCCCCAGTGCTCCCGCGCCGCCGTCCACGCCTTTCTCACGTTCTGACCTCCCACTCGTCGATCTCGGACTTGATTTTGTCGATGAAGCTGTTGCCGCCCAGCGCCTTATATCCCCGGTAGAGGTAGATGAAATCCTCAAGCTCATACTGACGGATCGTCTGGCTCTCGCGGTTTTTGTAGTAAGTGTGCAGCATGTCATGCCGCAGCCCGCACTTTAGCGCGTCTTTGAGCTTGTCAAAGCCGAGCACTTTGTCCCGCACGGGCTTGATGAGCAGCGCCGCCGCCCCGAGGATGACCGTCACCTCAGAGCACAGCGCCGCGATGCTTGCCAAATCTCCCATGTCCCGCTCCTTTACTCTTCAATCTCCACCCCATACCGCTCAAACATGGCGCGGATGGCGGGGTTGCGCAACAGCTTTTTGCGCTGGCCGTGGTTGAGGTCGTTGTAGACCGCCTGTAGTGCGGCCTTGACCTCCGTGTTGTACGCAATGACTCGCTCTTTCAGATCACTCATGCCGTCACCCCGCTTAGCAGTGCCTCCATTGCTTCGCGCAACTCGGCGTTGTCCTTTTCAAGCGCGGCAATGCGTTCTTCGGGCGTAGGCTCGGGCACAGGCATTTCGGTTGCTAACTTTTCAAGCTCCGCGACTTCTTCCGCTGTCATGTCGCGGTAGATACCGTTTTCGCAAATTTTCACGCTCATCATCTCCTCCCGTACAGTGATAGCTTTCCGCCTGCAATCTTGTATATCGTGTGAGCAGAAAGCTTTACGCTTGTAATACTGTCTCCGTCAACCGGGATTGCGTTATACATACTGGAAAGACTTCCAGCAGCATAGTTTGTTGGATTATTGGAATCAATAGATGTAATGTGAACCCAACCGAATGGCAGGAGCAGAATTCTTCCGTAGTTGCTTTTTGGGTATCCTTTTGGGGGATATGTTAAACCACTCGATTGGGGAACACTCCCGTTGATGGAAATAGATATCCCCGATGCAGTCTCAGTGCTGCCAACCAAATTTACTTTTTTGTATGCGAGTTCTTTATAGTTTGGGAGGTTTTTGTATTCCCACACGAAAACATCGTTTGCGGCATCGACATCGACATCGATTTCCGCAATCTTTTCCCACGTTTCTCCCCCTGCCACGTCCACCGCCTCCCACGCGGTGGGCTTGCCGTCGGCATCAACGGCCTTGACTTTGATGGTCTGACCCACTGTGGCGGCAGTTAGGCCAAGGGAGATATCAGTCCCGCCCGACGGGATGCCCCTCACCGCCTCAGCCATCCCAGCCGGGAAGCTCAGGGGCGCGGTCGTCCCACTCTTTTCGCGGATGGCGTCCGCGACTGCCGTAATGCTTTCGCCCTGTACCAGATATTCAGCCATTAAAATGACCCTCCTTCCGCCGCGGGCACGGTTTCATCTGTCCATTTCCCTCCCCGAACACGGAGAAAAGCCCCTTCTATCGTCGGCTTTGGCAAACCGGATTCCGCTCCCAAATATCTGCGCAAAGTGCCACCGGACACCTTTTTTGCCGTCGCATTTTGCTGTACCGCAAATAGATCATCCGCCGTTACAGCTTCCGCCGCAGGCAGATCGTCAATGGTTTTGTCCATGTTGCCCTCCTTTATCGTAAAATATTGATTATATGGTACACGTCCACCGCCCCGTAGATCGCGGCGGCAACGTATAGCGCATACCGCGCCGCCCTCTCCCGCCGGGTAGAGAGCCACCACAGCAGCACCCACACGATGACGACCTTGTAGCCCACCATCACCGTCACGCTCCGCATCAGCGGGTTTAGCTCCACCGCTCCATGACGCAATGCCCAGAGCGTGCAGAATAGGTCAAGCAGATTGAGGGTATATGCTATCATGAGGTTGACTCGAATCATGTTCTTATAAAATAGTGGTAGTCCACTCCGATATAGGGCACATTACCAACGTATACTACCTGCGTTCCAGCATAATAGCTTTTAAGTGTATCAACCGTTCCTGGGTATATAACATACAGTGGAGAACTCCCTTTTATGTTGTAAGAAACAACTTCACCATAGGAATTTGTAAATGTCAATGGTACAGCAACAGATTTTCCCTTTGCTTCTTGTACTGGGCCTGTATCTTCACCGGATATTTTGAAGGTATACTGAGTTTGACTGTCTGGGTCAATTAACAAGTTAAGACTAAGTCCAGTTCTGTCGGTTGCAAATTGGGGGATATTGCCAAGTTTAGAATCGAGTGAATTTGAAAATTTGAACCAGAAAAGTTCTTTTGTGGTATCATCGGACATCTTGAACTCTACGGGTATGATCGATACTATATTTCCTCCCTGAGTACCTGAAAATTGCAATGAAGTCATGCTGAAGCTCAAAATGCCCTCATCAGAATACATAAATGAAACTACACTTTTAGAACTAATAGCATAGCAATAGGTGCCACCCGTTAAAGAACCAACTTTGATGTTCACCACGGTAGATATATTGTATACATCAAACAAAAGCCCCTTGTAGTTCAGTGTGACTTTATACTCTTTGTTCGTACTAGTTATTACCGTTTGTATAGACAACCCAGGTATATTATTCACTAATGCATTTATCAGGTTTTTTAGACCAAGCCCATAGTAATCGGCTCTTGGTGGATTTGTTGTGGTGTTTGTAATGGAGTTGTTTACATACACTATCCCTCTTGTAAAGTTCATGCTAATCCTCCCCAGTTAGTTTAGTAGGCCCAACAAGCAGATTGCCATAGTTAAATTCTTCAATCTTTATCGTTGAAGCATACCCAGAAAGCTGTGTTATTGCAGCCCCATATGTTCCTCCGCTGAATCCCTCGCTGCCAGCGGCCCAGCCCTTGAGCGTCCTGCCGACCGAGATTCCAGCAAGAAAGCTGTTTTTATCATAGTTCACGCGCTATCCCTCCTCACCACCGGATCAGCGTTGCGTGCCCGCTGTTGTCCGTGATTTTGATCGGGCGGCGCTGCTGGTCAAAGGCCACCGTGTAGCGGTACAGCGTCTTTTCTCCGTCCACCAACTCGGCAAAATACCCCTTGTCCCACTCGGAGAAGTCCAGCGCCGTGCTCTTGCGCAGCCCCATCAGATCCATATACCCATCGTCCCGCGCGGCGAGACCGAGCAGCTTGCCCAGGCTCGTCTCATACGTCAGCTCAAGCGAGTTCTGCCGCTTGACGAGGTAGCCGCGCTGCTTGCCGTTGGGGTCGCCCGCGCCGAAGATGTCCACGGGGTAGTAGTATTGGCCATCTGACTCGAACGAGATCGCGCGCTTGACCTGCTCCTCGTACTGATAGACCATTACCGGCCAGCTCGTCTGCTTGGTGGTGGTAAAAATGCGCTCGCCGTTTGCATAGGGGTATCCGTCTGAGCCGATTGACGCGCCCGCGGGGTCGGCCTCCCAGTAGATCAGCTCTCCGTTGGGGTTTTTGGCCTGCTCTGTCGTGCCCTTGGCGATGCCCGCCACGAACTCAAGACTCTGCCCCTCTACGCGGATAAAATTGTCGTCCGTTGTGTCTTTAGCAAGGTACTTGACCACCCGGCGCGAGGTCGACAGCCGGTTGACGCTTAAGTCCGCGATCTCGCCGAAAGCAGCGTAAAGCGCGTCCGCCGAAAGCTGCCCGGAGACGTCCACGTTGCCGTCGAGCTTGATGTAGCCCGTGTAGTTGTTTGGCCCGACCTTAAGCGTGATCGTCGCGGTCGTCTGGCCATCCGGACTGGACGCTGACGTGACGGATAGGCTGATCCCGTCGACCGTTTGCGTAATGTCCGACACCCGCCCGTCGATGCCCTCCACCTTGAAGTTGATCTCCTCGCTGGTTTTGGTGATGAGCGAGCGTGTCTTTGACATGTTACGCTCGATTTGCCGCTGCGTCGGCGATTTGTACGGGTACTCATCGTCCAGCTCGTCCGCGTCCGGCGCGGAGATGTCCGGCGCGAGCAACGGATCAAACGTCATGTCCAGCGCGATGAGCGGCACATACAGCCCGTCTACCGTCACCGCGTCGCCAAGCTCCACCGCAGGGTCAAGCAGCGCCTTGCTGCCCTCGTATCCAACGTGCTTGTAACCAGCAACTTTGGCGAGAATTGCCGCCGCCATTGCATTCGTGCCGTCCGGCTGCAAGGCCGTCAGCGTCCGTCCGGTGTCCGATCCGGACACACCGACCACATCGCCGGTATCGTTCAGCAGCTCCACCTTGGAGATAGGCTGCGACGCGATCCCGGGGGAAAACTTCGCCAGCCGCCGCCCTAAATAGGTTTTGTCCATATTGCCCTCCTTACACGAGGATGCGCACGCCGCCAAAGGTGATGGCGCTGCCGGTCTCCGTGATAAGATAGTGGGTTTCAGCGGGCATGGAGTTTAAGCCCACCAGCAGCAGCTTGCCCTCGTCCGTGATGGTCCAGTTGCCCGCGTTGGCGACCGCGATACGCCCAAGCGCCTCGCGCATCGTCATATCTCCCTTGTCGTCCACCGGGTACTGCATGGGGAACGCCGCATCCAACACCGTGCGGCTGTCCACAGCCACCCCCATGCGTGCCGCGATGTCCGCGACCGCCGTCGCCGCCGGCATCGGCCAAGTCTTGGCGTCATAACTGCTGTCGAGCCACGTCTCCTCCGCTTTGAGCATCGCATCATACCCGTGCACGCTCAAAACGCCTGTGATCCGGTCAGTCTTGCGCGTGGAGAAGAAAAACACGCCCTTCAAGATCCACTCACTCACCTGCTCGCCCAGCCGCAGCCGCATGTAGACCTCAATTTTCGCCTGTCTCGGGATCGTCCCTTGCGGATAGATCTCAAACTCGATCTGCCGTGCGCAGCAGTTTCCGATGCCAAAGGTGGAGTACAGCCCTCCATAGACCATAAGCGACTTGCGCACGATCTGATCTTCTCCGTACTCTACCCCTGCTATCTTGAGTTTTGCTTCTACGGCGTGTGCCGGATCGGCAAGCATCTGCTGCCAAAGATCACTCACTGTATGCATCTCGTCACCTCTGCGTAAAGCGCAGCATCTGCCCGCTCCAGAATCGTCCGCTCACATCCCGGAGGAGGAAACCAAGCTGCAAGTCGTCAACTGTCATATTTTGTGTGACGGGCTCACTGCCAAACCACGGATTGTTGTAGGTGATATTGAGCGTGCCGGCAGACAGATCCTCGGCAAGCTGCACAGCCTCGGCGTCCGAAATGTCATTGAGCGGCGCGATGCAGTATCCGCGCCGGCGAACGACCGTGCTATGCCGCACACGGTCCATTGTCTCGATCTCATCGCTGTAAACAGGCGTCGCGCCCGCGAAAAACTCATACTGATTGAAGCAATCGGACCGGTCTTTGCCGTTGATTTTAAAAACGATATCTCTCATTGCCTTGCCCTCTGTGCCTGCATCTGGTATTTTGTCACGCTGCGGCCGACCTCTTTTCCATCCAGCACGACGGTTGATTTTAAGTTGATCGTCTGCGATGCCGAGCCGGTCCGCCTGTCATTCGCCCTGGACTCCGCGAGCCGCGCATAGCCCGCAGAGCGGGAATTCCTCGACGGGTTCGCGTCATACGCGGCTTTCGCCTTTGCCGCGCGATCCCCGATCTCCTTGATGACAGGGATTTTGTTGGCAACATTTCCCAGCCAGGTCACCGCACCCTGCAGTGCCTCGATCCAGCCCTCCACCGTATCAATGGCGATGTTGACAGCACCGGCAAAAGTATTTTTGATTCCGGCCGCGACCGGGGCAAGGCGCTCACCGAGTTTTGCCATCGCGTCGTCCAAGTTCTGCTGGCTCTCGTTGTACTTGATCACGTCTTCGTTCGCATCGCGCCACGCCTGACCGGCGTCCGGCAGGTTTTGGGACGAGAGCTGATCCAGTACGATCTGCGCGCGCTCTGCGGTTCCGTTGGCCGCCGCGAGCTTCTCGTTAAAATCGTCTTCACTCTCGCCCGCCCAGTTGAGCACGTCGGCAAACGTGCCCGTCACCTTGCCGGTCTGGATCGTCTCGTTGATGGCCTCGGCAAGCCCGTCGATCGGGATGCTGTCGCCGTAAGTGGCCCACGCGCCGGTCGCGGCGTCAATCAGCGTGATGAGGTCGCTTTGGCTCAGGCCAATGGCCTGCAGGTTGGCAACGGTCGTTGCGGCCGTCTGCGTGTCGCCGAGCACGCCGTGAAGCCTTTTATATGCCTCCGCCGTCTCGTCCGCCGTGTATCCGGCCTGCTGCGAGCTGATCTCCAGCGTACCCATGATCTTGCGATACTCTTCCGTGTCCTCCACGATGCCGATGATGGCGTCGCCGACGGCTTTCGCCCCGGCGACGATTGCGCCGCCCGCAAGCAGACCCTTGAGGTCGCCAAGCTGGCTGAGCAGTCCGCCTCCGTCGCCGAGATTGTCGCCCGCATCCTTGACTTCGCGGCCGAACTCGTCGATGCTGCTTGCGCACTTGTCGGCGCTCTTGCGCGCCTCGTCGAGATACTTCTCGTTTTCATCCAGCGCACTATTTGTCTCAAACAACTCTTTTTTTGCTCGGTTGAGTTGTTGTCTCCATTTATCAAGTTGCGGGTCGCCCTCATTATAGGCATGGCTTGCATCCTCGACGGCTTGCTCCAACGCCCTGACTTTTTCGACTTGCTGCTCATGCTCGCGCCGCAGTATCTTATTTTTTGCGGTCAAGGCGTCCATACTGTTCGCCTGGCCCTTAAACTCCGCGTCGACAGCTCCCATTTCGCTGCGCATTACTTTCAGGTTGTTGTTTGCTGCGCTCAGCGACCGCTTAAATTCCGTCTCGCCCTCGACCGCGAGCCTCGTCGTGATCGTCCTTGTTGCCATCAGCAGTTATCCTCCTCCCTGTGCAGTCCGCGCCGCTGGATCTCCAACTCCTGCAGGTCAAGCACCTGCCCCGGTGTCAGCAGCAGTCCCTCGCGCACGCCCAGACGCAGGAACTGTGTCAACAGATCTAACCACCACGAGCGCGTTATTCCGCTTTTGCCGTTTTTTTTTGCAGCTCTTCAAGCCCAAGGTCGCGGACGCGCTTCTCGCGTTCTTCCTCGCGGGAGAAACCGAGGGTGATCGCCTCTCGGATGGCGTCCTTTGCGCCCACCACGTCCAGCGGCTTGAGACTTACGCGGAAATACTGCTCCGGCGCGATCGGCCCGCGGTCGAGCCCCTGCCAGCGCCGCACCAGCTCGCCCTGCTCGGCAAGCTTTGCAAGCAGCCAGCACGTATTCTCAAAGCTCTGCTTGTCTTTCCCCTCGATGTGCTTCGTAAGAAAGTCCTCGTAGCCGAATTTATCGTAGGCGTCAAAAAGCGCCTGCCCATTCAAGCACAGATAAAACGTGTGCCCATTTAATTCATAGGGGATCGTTTTCATATTTTTCCTCCAAACACAAAAGAGACGCAGCGGGTGCCGCGTCTCTTCGCTTCTCAGCCGCCCGCTGCGGCCTTGATTTTTTCGTCGACCCACGCCGCGGCCTTGGCCTCGGTGTCGAACTCCTCGCTCTTGTGCTTATACTTGCCGTAGAGCGGCTCGAAAACGGTAAACGTGAGCTTGGCATTGTTCAGCACAATGCTGTCTCCCTTGGTTTCGTAGCTCTCGCCCTCCATGTTGGCCTTGACCTTCGGGTAGAAAATACCCTGATAGTATTTCGTCCCGTCATCCCTCATGATGATTGTATAAAAGGCAAGGCCGCCATAGGGCGCGGTGTCATTGCTGCCAAACTTGAGGTCTTTGTCCCCATCCGTCGTGCCCAGCTCTGCGCCGGTCAGAGACGCTGCATTTTCGTTTGAAATATACAGTGTCTCTACAGCCAGCGAGCCGTCCTTGAACTCTACGATTTGGACTTTCAGCACGTTGTCGCCATGGCCGCTCACGCGGATGAGGTTGATCGTTTCCGTCACCTTGTTCAGCGCGCCGAGGTTTACCGGCGTGCCGTACTTCGGTAGCGCGGTCGTCGTCTCCGGATTGGTCGCGGCGAACGGCGCCCACTGGATCTTTTTTGCTCCGTAGTGCATGGTAATCCTTTCTACAGCCCTTTTTTTTCGAGGTAGCGGCTGTACACCTCAAACTCCGCCGCCGTCGCGGCGTCCGAGCTCTGTTCGTTCGCTTTCCACAAAAAGTTCCGCGCTTGGATCGTCTTCGTGCCGAACTCGTTCTCAAAGGCGATCTCCGCGTTGCGCGTCACGGTCTTGCCGCGCTTTCTGCTGCCGACCGGCGTGATGTACAGCACTCGCTGCCCGTTTTTGACCTTGACCTTGCCCTTCCGGATCGAGTTTGCCGTCATGCCCGTGGCGTAGTTCTTCTTCTGGCCCTTGTTGCGGTACTCCGTGCCGAGCTTACGCGCCTCGGCGCGCTGTGCCTCAACGACCACGTCGGCGCGGGCGTTGAGCATCGCGTCGATCACCTCGTCCGGCAACTCGGAAAGCTCCGTCAGCGATGTCACGACCTCGTCAATGCCCTTAAACTCGACCTTGGCCATCGTCCTCCGCCTCCCAGCGTCCCACGGCGTCAAATTCCAGCACATAGTGCTGTCCTGTCTCGTCCGTGGCGTTCTCAATGCTCGGCAGGGTAAAATCATCCACCGCGGCGATCGCATCGCGCAGCGCGTGCCGCACGGCTAGCGTAGAGGCTTTAAGTGGCGCGAAGTAATGTACCTGCACAAGCGCCCGCGTCAGATGCGCAGCGTTGTCCCCGTTCCCCTCCGGCAACTCCGAGTAGTTAAACGTGCAGTAGCGCTCCGGCGGCGTCTCGCCCGCCTCTGTGACCAGCAGATCCGGCACACATACCGGGACAACCGGAGAGACGACCGCAATAATTCTCTCATTCAGCGTCATACCTTGCCCTCCTGCGTGTGCCGCTCGCACCAGAACTCCGTGTAAGTCTTTTCGTCGCCGTAGGTGTTGAGATACAGGATGTCATAGTCGCGTCCGTCGTAGTGGATCGTAAGCCGCCGGTCCTGGATGTCGGCGTAATAGCGCGTTAGGAATCGCACCTTCGCCTCGCCGAATTCGGCGTTGGCCCGGATCAGCTCCGTGCCGCTCGTCTGCGAGAATTGCGCCCAAGTCTCGCGCACGAGCTCCGGCTCGCCGGGGACAGGGTAGCCGTCGGCGTCCTTTTTGGTCGTCTTGCGCAAAAACTGGATACGCTTCGAGAGCTTTCCTGCGTTGACGTGCATCACGTGCCTCCCTCCGCTCCCTCTCCCGTGCCCGAATCGGGCACAGGTTCGGTGAGCTTGAGCTGGTTAAGCATCCGCCGGAAGGCGGGGTTGTCGCCGAGCGCCCCCTCGACCGCCGTGTCGCGTCGGTCGTAGAGGTCGAGCGCGAGGTACTTGACGCATTGCAGATACTGCGCATAGCGCGGCGAGCCGTCCTGCGGCTCACGCACGCCCGCGCCGGCGAGGTAGGCCGCTGCCGCGTCCACAAAGCCGGGGAGCTCCGCGTCGTCCGCCTCCACGCGGCAATAGGCGGCGATCTCGCTCAGCCTCTCGCGCAGCATCGCTTAGCCCCCGCTCTTGGGCAGCGTCGCCACGACGACGCCCTTGTCGACTACGAGGTTGCCGCCAATCATCACGTCGCCGAGGATGGTGAGCAGACGCTCCTGCGCCTTGTAGCTCTCGTCCACGCGCACGGTGAAGTCGGAAAACAGGCCCAGCTCATAGTTGAGCGGGTTGCCGTAGATCATGGTCTGGATCGCGGCGCTCGCACTCGCGGTCGAACCGGAAAGGCTCGTGAGGTCGGGGCAGAGGGTATAGGGGATCACCACGCCGCCGTCGCGGATGACGCCGATGTTGGGATTCGCCATGTCCGGCTCGATCGTGAACAGGCGGCGCTTCTCGTTCGTGCCGCGCAGCGCGCCGATGGCCTTGAGGTCGGCCTTGGTGAGCAGCAAGCGGGCGCTGCCGCCGAGCTCGGTGTCCGCGCCGTAGGCAAAATACAGGGTGTCGAGCAGGTTGACGTCCACCGCGCCCACGTCAACGCTCGCGAAGATGCTCGCGCCCGCCTTGTTCTTGGCGTTCTTCATGCCGTAGAACACATGGCTGGTCTCGCCGTCGCCGTTGACGATCAGCTCGGAACCTTTGTGGCGCATCGCGCGCATCGCCATGCCGAAGATCTTGGCGTAGTAGTCCGCAGGCGTCAGGTTGCCGATGTTGCGGTCGACGAAGCTCGTCACGCTCATGTCGTAGGGCTTGATCTGCGCCACGCCGAAGGTGGGGTCGGTGCTCGCCGTGCGGGCCTTGCCGGCGGTGGACGCCACCGTGCCGACCTTCGCGTCCAGCTCGGTGATGACATAGGGCTCCTGATACTCGCCCATGCCGGAGAGGTTGACCACGCTGACCTGGTCGATGATTGCGCTGAGGGGCGCGTCGCCGCCGCGGATGTCGCGGCCCACGCCGGTGGGCTCGGCGAGCGTGGTGGTCGCCAGCGTGATCGCTTTGCGGACCTCATTGGCGGAGAACTTGACCTCGCCGCCCTTGCGCAGGATCTCCGCGCGCTCCAGTGCCTTGTCCCTGGCCTCGCCCGGCGTCTCTTGTTTCTGCATGAACTGGCGGTCCTGCTCGTCGATCAGGGCCTTGACCTCGGTGATCTCCGTGTTGATGTTGCCGATCTCCGTCATCTTTGCCTTGTAGTCCTCGCGCTTGCCCTCCTTGAGCAGGCTCTCGGCCTCGGTCAGCATGCCGGCGCGCTTCGCCAGCAGGTCGTTGTACTTTCTGCGCATTGTGTGCCTCCTTAAAATCTCATTTTTTCAAGCTCCAAGGCGGCTTCGTCCACCCAGTGCTCATCATTGTCCGCGCCCTCAGGCGCAGAAGGTTCCGGCATCTCGGCTCCGCCGTAGCGCTTGGCCTTGACGGTACCGGCCTCCGGCTGTGCGGGCACGGCGACGAGGCTCACCTCGTAGGCGTCTGCCGCGCCGTCGAGCTCGAAGTGGCAGAGCTGTCCGTCGTACTCTCGGCCCGGCCAGTGCTCGCACAGCGTCTTGCGCTGGTCCGCGCCGCAGATCGAGCAGTTGACGTGCTCTACCGCGCAGCCTACGCTGCACTCGCGCAGGATGCCGCCCTCGATGGCGGCGATGGTGTCCGCGGTGCTTGCCGTGCGGACCATGTAGCAGCTGAGCACCAGACGCTTGACCTCGCCCTCGTCCGCCACCTGTGCGTCGTACACGCGCGCGGTCTGCGTTTCCGCGCTCCACTTGTGGTCGCGCAGCACGGGCTTGCCGATATAGAGCTTGCTCAGCTGCTCAAGCGTTGCCTCGGTAAAGCGCTCGCAGTCGCGGTCGATCTGGTTGTCGCAGGCGGCCAGGCGGAAGGTGAACACCTCCTCGGCACTCAGCTCGCGCAGCGCCTGTGCGTTGATGAGGGCAAGCTCCCGCTCGCCCACGGCGGCCTTTTCGATCCGTGCCGCCTTAAAGATCATATCCATGCGGTTTACTCCTCTCCGGCGGCCGCGCCGCCGTTTCTCTGCGCACTCAGCTCCGGCCACAGGTCAAGCGGCACATAGTTCAGGCTCGCGCGCCTGCGGTTGCCGCCCGGCACGTTCGGCAGATCCTCCAGCGCCGCAATATCGTCGGGGCTGAAGACACTCAGCTCGCTCATCACGCGGTACCAGTTGGCTCGGCTCGCCGTGTCGCCCTTGAGCTCCGCCATCATGTTGATGCGCAGCTCCAGCCCCGCGGCCAGCTCGCTGTCGGTCAGCAGCTTATAGCTTTGCTCCTCCTCGTACTGGGTCACGATGGGGTGCAGCGTGCCGACGACATACTCGATCGCGTTCTGCTCGTTGCTTCCGTAGGCCTGCTTGCCCTCATTGAGCTTGTAGAGCGGCACGCCGAAGTAGCGCGCGATGTCCGTGATCGACAGCTGCTTGTTTTCCACAAACTGCGCGTCGCGGTTCGTCCCCGCGATGCTCGTGTACTTGAGACCGAGGTCGAGGATCGCCGTCCGGTGCGCCTTGCTCGGCCCCATGTGGACGCGCTCCCACTCGGCGCGCAGCCGGTCCTTTTTGGTCACGAGCGAGCCGTCCGCCGCCTTGACCGGACTGCCCTTTTCGTCGGTGACATAGCCGCCGAGGTCGGTGTCGGTCTCCAGCACGCCGCCCGGCTGCCCGCCGTTGGCGTAGTAGCTCAGCTCATACTCCTGCGCGGCCCGCGCCGCGGCGATCACCTCGCCGGCGCGCGTCACCGTGCCGAGACCGAGCAGTCCGTTGCGCGTGGCGTTCTTGTAGTGGCAGACGTCCTCGTTTGGCAGCCGCATCACCTCGCCGGAGAACGGATGCGTCACGTCGTACCACACGCGCCCCGCCATGTCGTGCCAGGGCTGCACCAAATACCACGGCACCGGGATCAGCTCCACCGGCTTGCCCGTGCGCTCGTCGCGCACGATCCAGTCGTAGCCGTTGCCGCCCTCCAGGCGGCTCGTCTCCAGCACCTTTTTACGGATGAATGGGGTCATGGCCTCGTTCGGCCGGATGTTCAGCAGCCGCAGCAGCTCGTGGTCCGTGCGCTCGCGCGTCCTCGTGTCGATCACATAATTCGGCAGCTTCGCGATGCTGTCGCTAAGGATCTCAATGCAGCGGTCGACCGCGCTAAGCTTGCGCGCCGCGCTCTGCGGGTCTTCGCCAATGGCCAGACCGCCGGAAGCCGTCAGGCTGCCGACCGTTACGGTTTTGCTCACAGTGGGCGAGCGTGCGGTCGCCGCGCGCAGGCCCTTGATAATGCTCATGCTTGACCATCACTCCCTTCGTCGTTTGCACTATCGTCAAAGCCGTCAATGACGGCCATTGCGATCAGAAGAATGCCGCCCACGATAAAGCCGGCCGGGATATAGATCATCCCCGCGCCTGCCGTAATGAGCAGCACGCCGAGCAGCAGCGCGGCGTCTTGCAGCTTTTCCACAGCCTTCCTCCTCACAGCGTGAAGTCCGCCCGTGCCACCGCCGCGGCAAGATCGGGCTTCTGATTCCTGGCAACCATCCACACCGCCATCACGATGATGCTCGCGACCGCCGGGTCGATGCGCCCCGTTGATTTGTTCTTGAGCGGCTTGATGTTGCCGTTGCCGTCCGCATGGCAGCGGACGTTGCCGAAGGTCCAGCGGAAGCAGGTGTTGTGCACGTGCAGCAGCGTGTGGCGCTGCATCATGTCGTCCGTCTCCTTCATCGCCGGACTCATGTTCTTGAGGTCCTGCGGGATCTCGATGATCGGCACGATCGGCGCGAGCCGCTGCGTGATGGTCCGGCTCAGATACGGGTCAAAGCCCACCATCTTTAGGTCGTAGCGCTCCCGCGCCTCGCGGATGCGCTCCTCCACCGCGTTGTAGTCGATGACCTCGCCGGGGCAGAGGTCGAGGAAGCCTGCACGCGCCCAGTCCCGGTATGGGACGTGGTCGCGCTTTCCCGCCTCGTCCACCGTCGCCTCGGGCCGCCAGATGCCATAGGGCAGCAGCACCGCCGCGTCCAGCCCCGGCTGGGGCGGAAAGAGCAAAACAAAGGCCGTCAGGTCGCGGCTCGTGGAAAGATCCACGCCGCCGTAGCAGAGCTTCCCGTCCAGCTGCCGCAGCCATTCCTCGCGCTCGCGCTTTTTGCTCGGCCCCCATTGCGTCTTGTCATAGAGGTTGAGCGAGATCCAGCCGACCGACTTCGTCGTGATCCATTGGTTGAGCCGCAGCCATCGGAATACGCGCTCCTCGGCTTCGCTGCGCTTTGCGCTCGCCGCCTCCATGCGGATGTTGCGCAGGCTCAGATGCTTGCCGAGCGAGGGGTTGCAGAGATACCACAGGCTCTCGTCCCAGATGTCGATCTTTTCCAGGTCGTCCGGATCATCGCCGAACAGCGCCGTCAGGCCGTAGAGGATCGGCAGCCAGTTTTCCTCATCACGGCCGAGCAGCTCAGCCTCCGCGTCCGCAAGGTCCTCGTCCCCGACATGCCGGAGGGAGAGGACCGAGCGAATGTCGCCGCCATCGCTTCGGATGCGCCGCAGCTGCCGCGCGTCGCGAATGCCCACTGCTTTCTCGTGGATCTCCCAGCCGATGGAGCTGCGGTCGGGGTCGTCGCCCGCGGTCGTCAGCACGATCCATGCTGGCTGCCGTCGGCTCGCGCCCGCCGCGCCGGTCATAACGTCCCACAGCTCGCGGTTGGGCTGCGCGTGCAACTCGTCAAAGATGACGCAGCTCGGCTTGTAGCCGTGCTTGCTGTACACCTCGGCGGAGAGGACCTGCAGAATGCCGACCGTGATCCACTTGTACCCGCCGTTGCCGGTCTTCACGCGCTTGCGGTACTCGAT